TATTTTCTATTAAGCTTTCAATTTCTTCTGCCATTACCTCTAATTTATATTGATTATATTCAAAGTATCCTCCACTCATATTTTTTCGGTCTCAACTAATAAATTAACTAATTTTAAATTTGTATCTATTTTTAAAAATGATTTACCTTTGCCGATAGACGACTTCAATTTTCCCTTGCCGCATTCATTGTCAAAAATATACCATGAGATCCATCCGTCACGATCAATAAGACTTAACATGCTTACAAAACTTGACCAAATGGCCTCAAATAATGGACCATTCGGATCAAGTGTACCTGATTTGCTTGCGGCTTCACAAGCTTTATTCAAAGCTTTGTATTTATTAACTAAAGTTTCTACTACTAGACCCCAGTAATCATAACGCTTTGATTTTTCACTATTATTACTACAGTCTTTGCCGCTCATTTTTTAATCAGGTTTAATATATAACTTTCCTAGATCTAGAAAATCGGATCTAATTCGTAATGTTCGGAATTTTTACTTTCTACTTCCAAAACTTTACTCATACATGTTTCTAGCCTTTCAGAGAAAACGCTGTTCGTGTAATCGTCTGTAATCTGAATCGGATAATCGGCAGTCTTTCCAATATTCTCTTTGATATAAGAGAGCAATTCAATGAAAGAAGAAATTGCCTCATTCTTCTTTTCCATTTCTACAATAGATTGCGCGAGTTGCTTTTCCAAGAACTCAACATACATTTGATCTTCCATATCGAATTCATCCATATCAATAATATTGACTGACTTTGCTTGCTCTGGATTATTTAGGTTTTTCATTTTGTTGTTTTAGGCCGCCGAAGTATGGCGGTCCTTCTATAGTAGCAGCACTTTTTTGGAAGTCAAGCTTTTTTCTTCATTTTCTAAATTTTTGACTCCTTGAGTAGTCCAGCCAAGAATATAGAGACGTTGTGTTCCGTTGCGATCTCTAGAGTCTCCTCGTTCGGTACTATAGTGGGGTTTTTAATCCAATCAGGAATATCCGTTTGCCAATCGTTTACATTTTTAGAAGCAATAATAGACTCCGTTATGTGCCAGCACAAATCTTTCTGTTTAGAGCTGAGTCTTTTAATACTGTTCATTTGTCTATAGTTCGATTCTACAGCTTCTGACAGATCATTGATTAATCTAATATTCTCGGAGATTTTTTGCAAACTAAATTTAGATGCACCTATTGGTGAAACCTTTTTAGTAGTTTGAGGAGCCTTTGTTCCAGCTGGTCTTCCCGCTGGTTGACCTGTTGCTCCCTCTTTTTTCTGTCCGCCAATGATTGGCTCGTAAAGACCCTTGTCTTTAAGCTCTTTAAATTTATTGTGAGCTTCAATTGAGTTTTCAGGGAGAGGTAGAGAATGGGTTTCTAAAGTTTCGAATAGCTCTTCTGGTGTCAACATGCCAATTTCAGCAAGTCTCGTATAAACCTTCATGTATTCGATTTCTTCTTTTAAATCTACTTGATCAAAAACAGGCTCAGGGATTTCAGTGAATCCTAGTTCATTGGCAATCATCTCCATTTCAGGAATTAAGAAATTATTCAAGAATGCCTGTCTAGCCGAATTCAATCTCTCTAGAAAAACTTTTATTTTTACCATTGAATTAGCATACTTCTCATCTCCCCAAAAAATATTCATCAAACCGTTGGCAATATCTTGATTAACTACTTGATACTTATCTGGTCCTAGAATCTTATTTAAATCTGGCAAAACGAATTCTGCTTTAGTAGAATAATCAGAAACTAATACTCTACCTACGCTTTCCATCTCAAACAAATCTTGTAAAGCTGCGAGTATTCTTGAATTTGTGTTTGCATCTCTATCCTTGTCGCCAGCTGTAATCAAAAGGATCATATAGTCAGCAGTTCTGGCTATAACTTTTTCCATCTTTTTAAATTCTAACTTCAAATCAATATCAAAAAGAACAGGATAGTACATGGGCACAGATAAAGCTTCATAATCTTGCTTGCCACAAAATATAGCTGTTAGATATTCTGTGTCTATAGGAATCTCTGGCAACTCTCCTCTTTTGATTTGTTCTCTAATGTTGAGAGGCAATGAATCCATGAATCTTTTCTCATCATCTGTTTTAGGAGTTCTTAGTCTAGCCAACTCGTAGCTATTCAATAACTTATAGTAATTAAAATTAACAAAAGTAGCTGACCCTTCAGCTCTCATATCAGCTGGATTTAAAATAGTATAACGTAAAGGGATTTTTTTCTGAGCTTGAGCTCTAGACATTTTATTTATTTCTGGAGTTGTAACATTATATAGAAATTTATAAATAAAAACATTCCCAGATCTAAACCATTCTCTGAAAAATCTTTCTGATAAAGACCATCCGTTTATTTTCTTGTACCATTCCTCGTAAAATTTAACAGATCTTTTATTTTTACCTCTGAAGTGTAATTTTGAATTAGCAAACTCTGTTTGAATATCTATAGTATTTCTAAATATAGCTACATTCCAATAAGCTTTTTGACATAACACAATGGCTTGTTGAGCACTTAGAGTTCCTGTATTGTCTCTTGAAAAAGGGGATACCCCTTTATTAATATTTTCTATTTCACCTGAAAGTCCTGATAAAGGGTTCTGGAAAGAATTCGTTCCTCTGTTTCTTAAGTCTCTTGCTGATTCAGAAATGAATTTTGGAGTGAAAGGGTCTGAGTTTACAACTACAGCGTTGCTTTTGGTTTTACGAGCCATACACTACTATACACTTTTAAAGCTTAAAAATTCTTACTAAATTAATTTTAACCTTAAAAATTATCTAAACATCCTCGGAACGAAATCAAATGAGGTATTTATCTCTTGTTCTCTATGCATATCGAAATAACATTTAACACCCCAACTTCCCAACAAAAGAGCAGTGTAAGAGTCTCTTCTAGCTTTATGAGGGTTATTATCTCTTTTCATTGTAGCTGGCAAATCGAACTGTTGATTCCCATTTGGGCTAGTAGAAACTTCTATAAGAGAGCATTCTCTTTTAGTTAAATTTATAACATCTCCTAAATGCTCTACGAAATCTACTTTCATTTCTTCTTGAACATTTTTAGCTATCTCTCTAATCTCTTCTTTGCTAATATCCTGAGTCTTAGAGTAATGCAAATCTTCTATAGGGAATTTTTCATTTATAGCTTTGTGGAAATCTGAATCATTGAATACGGGAGCGGCAAATCTTATTTTTTTCTTTTCTATCATCCACTGTAAGTTTTCATTTGCAAATCTTAACCATCCTCCAACACCGAAAGCTTGAGAGTGAACTATCTTCCCATCTTTTGGAACATAATTATTTTTAGAGTACAAGATACCTTCATTAGAATTATAATTTAAGAAATCATGATCAAAAAGATGTAACTCTCTAGGCATTAATTTAAATTCTTTTCCAATCTGTAAAAATGCAGGGCCTCCGCTATTATCTATAATCATGTATACTATATTAAACTTCTCTAGAAGATATTTCAAATATAAACACCTTTTCTCATTGGTGCTATTAGGTAGAGCGTAAGCGTGAACAAGAGTTGCAGATTCGTCCTCTTCATTGAGTTCGAGCACAGCCATTGCAAAGTCGTCTGAAGTTTCGGAATTATTATAGTTAGGATCTATTGATAGTACATATTTCTTTTCTGGATCTCCTACAATTCTTACGACAGGATACTCTCCTAGTTTTACGCTTGCCTCTTCAATAGCTTGAGCTGAAAAATATCCACCTGTATCATCTCCAAATATAGCTTCCAACTCCCTGTCGAACATAGACTTAGACATTGTTCGTTTCATATCTTCAATAGCAGACTCTTCCATGAAACCTTTTGGGGCTGCCCTATAAGACATTCTAAAAACACAATGATTAACATTTTCAGCTTCTGGATCTAAAATTGTTTTTACATAAGGTACATAATTATCCCTGTAAAGAGATTCGAATTTGTAACTTGCAGATGACAAACCAATGATTTTATTATTAGATGAAAACTGCTGTACATCTTCTGGTTTTAAAACGCCATTTTCAACTAAAAGTTTTTGAGCGTTTGTAATCTCTTCATGTTGAGGTCCATCTTGTCTAACCATCAAGAACGGTTTAAGAATTGAATCTATAATTTCTTTACTTACCACTAAAAGCTCATCAACAATAAGTACATTGAATCGGTAACCTCTAACTTTACCCAGAGGAATAGCCGTTATAGACGAGTAGCCTATTTCCATTGACCATGCATCACTTGATTTTGATAATTGTTTTGTTATACATGATCTTAAAAAGGTTCCGTTCTTAGGATGAGAAGCAAAGCTATCAATCTGCTTCATTATAGATTTAGACTGACGAAATGTTCCCGAGGCTATACCTATTTTAACACCGGGATTACCTAAAGCATATATAACGCAGAATAAAGATATAACGAAAGATTTAGAGAAGCCCCGCCCGGCGACTAGCAAGCAATAGTCTTTTAAAATGAATGATCTTAAAAGTAAATCTTGAACGGG